CATTTGCATAGACATTTTATTAACTACTAATCCTTGACGTTGAAACCAGGGTAGTGCTGCGGGATTATAAGAAAACCCTTTAGGAGTTTGTGCAGCAATTAAATGTGATAAACCTATTTGAGCAAAACACCAAGATACGCCCATTGCACAATATGGAGCATTAGGAACTCCGTACCAGTCACCATATGGATTTTCATTGCTTGCACCTTCATGAAAGCCTATCTGCATCCTTGCAACATTTAGTACATCTAATGCTGTTGCCATTTTTAATTACCTTCTTGTGGACCCTCGCCCTTTGCATTCCGAGCGGTTCCCATTTTATCAGGAGCATTTATTGTTCTATTTTGATCACGAGTTTTGTTACCACTAGCATCTGATGCTGCATCTTGCATTGCTTTAGGATTTAAAACAACAACAGCATCACCACCTGGAAGTGGAGCAAGTCCCTTACGAGCACGAATTTCATTAGGAACAATAACTTGATCTTTAATATAACGATCATCAATTCTTGATTGAGTTTCTTCATCTGTCAATGCAAGTTCATTAAATCGCAATACAAAAGCATCTGTAAGTTCTCTTACAATAAGATTAATTTTAAATTCAAGCTCTTCTTGACGTGGACGACAAACTTGTTCTTTAAATGTTTTATCAGCATCTTTAGCATTTGCTAGAGAAACGCCTTGTGGCATACCTATCTTTGAAATTGGAACACGGTGAGCAATAAGAATACGATCTCTATTTTCTACTGCATAGTTCTTAAACGAAGAATCTTGAACTCCCGCCTCTACAGGCTTCATTTCAAACTCTACACGACCTTGCTCTCCATCAGATGGAAGAGGAATATAAAGTGTTCTATGGTTTCTGCCCTTCAGTCCTGTTTGGAAAAATTCAAGCAATTTACGCTCTGCATCAGCGGTAAGCTTTGCACCCTTAACAACAATGATATATCTTGGAACAGCTTTATTCTCAAAATAATCTAGGTTAAAACGTTGTGCAAATTCATCACCTGCGACTGCATTTTTTGCAGACAAAATATCTGGCACACCATAGTATGTATTTGATGGTGTAAAAATTTTAAAGTGAATTACTTCATTTGGTTGCGGATCTGTACCAATTTGATCTGGAGTTTCTGTATCTCCAAAGTTTCTAAAAAATGTATAGCGGTTATAAACAACTTGCACAAAGCCATCACGGTGACGACGGATACGCATAGTAGTTGCTGGAATATGTCCAATGTAACCAATCTTGCCTGTTGATGTACGACCAACTTCAAGATATCCATTTCCAGTTGATTCTAAATCAACATAGATCTTTTTCATTGTTTCTGTAAATGAATCATCTGAGTTAAGAGATTCTAGGAAGTCACGAAGTTCTTCTTTCATTCCTTCAATTTTTGAACGTAACTTATCAAGTTTTTTTGGAGTTTCCATAACAGCTTCAATCTTTGAAGATGTTGCCCAAGTATTATCAAATTTATATCCAAGTCCAATCACGTTTGCTGCCTTAGCATTTACAGCAGAGTGATGATATGGAGAAATATCATATAGCTGTGCTAGATAAAGAACATTATATGGAGGCTGAACAATCTGAAAAAGAGAATATCCAGTAAGGTCAAGTGGATCAAGTTTCTTAGACTTTGCATCATCAACACCTGTAAAAGATTTTTGAATACGATTTACTTGACGACGAAAGTTTGGACTTAAGCCATCTGCTTTCTTTATATCTTCCCAACTTGCATTGAATGGATCATCAAATTCATTTTCTGTAGTATGTACAGGATTATCTAACTTGACTGTGATTGTGCCTTCATCTTCATCATCATTAGCAACAGTTAAATTAGTCAATTTTCATCTCCTTCATTTCTTTATAATATTCAAGCATTGCAGGAGTATCCATAACATCTGGTACTAAACCAAGTTCCAGTCTTTGTTGTTGAATAGCTAGTTCCTCATCATCAATTGCTCTGTGCCCCGCAAAAAAAATAGGGTGCCCCTCTTCTAAACCATAGTATTTTGCTGCATCTTTCAGCTTTTTAATTTGGCGTATGTCGCCTTTCATGGACGGGATACTTAGATATCCGCCCTCATCATCCATAACCAATGATTCATCAGGCATCTGCCAGGCATAAAGGCCCCAGCTTACCTCATCAATTGGTGTTACTTTCATTTTACCCATATGCCAATAATACCATCAAACTATTCAAAACTGAACATTAGGCTACCATTTTATCAAACATGGGTATGGAAAGTTATAGGTTGACCGTTATTTATTTGAGAAAATGTGCCAGAGTATTCAAGAACTGATCCTACTGAAGTCACTGAATCAAAAGCAATTGAAGTATTAACAGCAACAAAGGAAAGATACCTAGATTGTATCTGAGATAGTGTTAAGGTTCCTGGGTATATACTGATATAACCATAACTTGCCTCAGATGGAGATTTAGTAGAATCATATGAACCATTAACCAAAATATTGCTAGATCTTGAGCTTGGGTATACAAGAACAACATGATATATCTCACCATTTGTCAAAGTAATTGGAGAAGAGTTTCTGCTTACACCATTAACATAAAGAGTTGGTCCAGATATTGAATTTTGCAAAACATTTGATGAGTTAATCCAAAGATCCGCCGTACCTACTGAATCAGTGTCTAGAATAGCAGAGCCAGTTCCATCATATTCCATCCAAAATTCTATAGTTTGATAGCTTGTACTTGTAGTTGGAGAAATAATAGCATAGCCTGGTTTTGATCCTGGATCTTGTGCAGAAAATCTTATTCCCAGATTTCTTGATCTTGAAAGAATATTAGTTGAATCTTTTTTAAGATTATATGTTGTGCTTGAAGCTGGCGATATTTGAAATAGACCAGAATCTGATACTTCATTTATTTGTGAATAAACGCTTATAGACAAATTATCAATTCTTGGTTGCAGCCCAGCAGAGGTATCAGATGAAAATAAAGTTACTTTAATTAAACATTGACCTGCAAAAGATGATCCATAATTTGATAAGAAATATGGAAAAGTTTTTCCATTTACAACATTATAGTAAGATAAACCATTATCATAAGAAACAGATACTGTAACAAACCTATTTGATATAACACTTGTTGATAAGTTATTATTATAAGAAGCTGTATCCCAGGACAACTGAATTCCTGCAAAATTTGGATATGAAGCAACAGTTAATGGATAAACCCAAGTTCCAGTTACTGAAGAAGGGCTAGAAGTTTTAGACAATGTAATACCTGTTTTATCAGCAATTACATTTGAAAACACTCCTTGATTGTAAGAGTTGCTGGTGACGAACTCTTGGGAATATATCAACTGACCTGAATTATTATCAAAAGAAAAATGAGACATATTTGTTTGATTTGAATAATTAATTGGATTTGAATCTCTATGTGCCCAAAACATATGATTTCTTATTTCATTAGTAGAAAGCACTCTATCATAAAAAGCTAAACCATTTATAGTGAAATGATTATTATTTGACGCTGGCCCCACATTAAATACACTTGAAGAATCAGAATAAAACTGATAACTTGAAGGAATAGAAATAGATTCATCTGTTAATCCATTTACAGAAATAGTCATAGTCATATCTTTTACAGAAACAAATACATGTATTGGGGTATCCCAACTATATACTTGTTTTTTAGTTGTTAAAGATAATCCGTTAGAAAAATACAAAGTAAAATATATAAAATCACTATTTGTATATATTTGCATTCTATTTGTAGATCCAGATTGTAGACTGATGATATTACAAGATGTGTTTAATGCACCTGGCATTAGTAACCAAAACTCTATACCAAATGCTCTATTTTCGTATCCTTTTTGAAATACCCCGCCATTTGTTATTCCTGGAGCATAAGTATTATTTATCAAAATATTTGAACTTGAATTTATAAAGCATCCATTTACACTGGAGTCAAAACTTGAGTGAGCTATCAATGTAGTTATATCAGTAAAGCTTGGAGAACCCACAGTGTAAGCACCATGATTTCCAAAGTTTGAAACATCTTGTATTTGAGTTTCTGCTTCTTGAGCATAGGAAGATTCAGCATTTAAATAAGACTGATATGTTGAATAAAGTAATGATAAATAAGAATATGTTCTTGCAACAGACTGCCCATCAAGGGGCCAAAATGAAAGCGGGTTATCCCTTAATACCGCATCTTTATATGACATTTACGCTCCTATTAGCTAAGTCTGTAAGTAACCCAAGTTGTTGTTGCTGTACGAACAGACCTAAATCTTGCAGAAACGTTAGCTGCTACTGTAGTATTTCCAACATAAGTATGCGAAGTTCCTGCAGACATAGTTATAGCAAAAGCAACAGTATTAACAATACTCCAATCAAAAGATACGTTATTAACAATTCCAGTTATTCCACCATCCATTAGAGTTCCAGTAGGTAATGTAAATGTTGCAGTATTTGTTCCTGTATAGTTAATTATTTCTGTCAGTAATTGTGCAATAGTTAATGTTGATGCACCGCTTGTAGATATTGTTGTAATTGCAGGTTGATAAAGATAAGTAATTCCACCTGTCATAAATACAGCACCTGCATGTGAAGTTGTTCCATTAATTGTAGTTGTTACAGCAGACCTACCAATTGCTAAACCAGAGGCATTTGTTCCACCAATTGTGATAGTTCCTGCAGTACCTGTTGCGGTACCAACATCAATTGTTACTGCACCTGAATTTGATGTTGTTCCTGTTGCATTTCCTGATGAAAGAGCAAGTGCTGCAGAGTTTGTTGATGTAGTTGATGTAGCATAACTTTGGATAGGACCTTGGACAATTATATTACCAGCGTTATCAATACGCATACGCTCTGTAATTGTACCTGAACCCATAGTGTAAATCTCTATATGTCCTGTAGTTGAGCTATCATAATACCCAGCAAACATACCATAGGTATTTGTACCATCACCGAATCTCAAGTATGATGAGGTTTGAGTTGAATTTGTTAAATCCCAAATATCTCCTGCTGAATCAATAAAGAATTGATTTGTTGACGCTGTTGAAAAATTTAAAATATTTGTTCCAGAGGAATACACTCCGAGTGTTGGTGCAGTACCTGTCGCTGTTATTGCTAAACTTGTTCCACTCGCTACACCAAGAGAAGGGGTAACTAAAACTGGAGAAACAGAAAATACTGCAGATCCTGATCCTGTCGCACTTGAAGATCCATCCCAGAATACGTTCCAAGCCGATCCGCTATCTGTTGTTGAAATTACAGTTGCTGTTATGCCTTGACCAGCACCTAGGGTAGCGATAGTTGTTCCACCATTACTTTGAATTGTGACTGAAGCATTTGTTCCTAAGTGGGTAATATTTACTATATCAAAATATTCACCTAAAGCCAGGGTTGCTGTTGAAGGTAATTTAACAGTATGAGTTGTTGATCCGCTTGCTAGCAAATAAATTTGCTGATTACTAGTATTTGTTAATGTTGTTGTTCCACCAGAAACAGTTACTGTTGTATAGCCCATCAAAAAATTATTTATTACAGGAAGAGATAGTGTTGGAGAAGTTCCAAATACAAGGCTTCCAGTTCCTGTCTCATCAGAAATTACTCCTGATAGCTGTGCAGATGTTGTTGCTGCAAATTGTGAAAGATTTCCTGATTTAAGAGCAATAGATATACCATCAACCGCCGTAGCTAATGCCTGAATATCACGGGGAACATTTGGGGTATCCGTTAATTGTGGATAAGGCAAGCTAAAATTAGTGGTATATTGAATAGTCATTGTTCTCCTATTATAGCGTATTTAGTATTTGAAGCATTATAAACGATAAGGCATACTTAAAATAATTGTTTTTCTTATGTTTTTTCTACAAAAGTAGATCAGCTTGTGGCTTTACAGCAAATATACTGGCGTATGTTCCGTACCAACGTACCCGACCTTTACAACCTATATTATACTTAATTAAGCCATTCTCATCAGAACTAATACTATTAATATACCCGCTTATTTCAAAACCACTTGCAAAATGCTCTTGTCCATTTACAAAGATTCTCCATACCAGCTCATCGCCTTCTTTAGCATTAGTATTAAATCTTAATAGAATATCATCATATGGTCGCAAAATTCTATCTTTTAAAATTTTTAATATATAAACTAATTTGTTCATATGCCTAACTCCTCACGTTTTTGAGTTGCTGAAATTGCTTCAATATCTGCACTCAAAGAAATTTGTTCAATTTTATATCCGACATCTCGCCCATAAACAATATTAGTTATATTGGGCATTCTTACAACCATTGCACCATCCATAAACTCGTCTTTAGAGATATATTCTTTTACTTCATCAAATTTTAATGGGTCTTTAGGGCTAGTGTTAAATGTGTTTCTAACACCTAGCATGACCTGATTAGTTCTCTTTCCCGCTTCTTCATATAAAGCATGATGACCTTCATGCCAAGGTTGATAACGACCAAGCATCAAGGTTGTAGGTGCTGACCAATCATGTAAATTAAACTTTTGTATAACATATGTAGATTTTTCATATTCATCTAAATCGTGCGATTCAAACTTAATATCATATTTTTCTGGCTCAACAAACATTTTGTTTGTATCATCAAAACGACCTGATTCAATAGTATTCATCCAAACTAAAATATCTGGCTTACCAAAAGATTCACGAGTTGCTGGTGTAGGACAAATAAAATCTACTACAACATTTAAGCCTTGACCTGATAACATTTTTGCCATCTCGCCCATACGACGAGCATGTTCAATACGATCTTCAATTGTAAAACCTAAATCCGAATTAATTGTTGAACGTACATAATCTGCATTTAAATGAACTGCATTAATTCTATCTGAAAGTGCGGTAGCTAATGTTGTTTTTCCACTGCCTGGCAAGCCTATAATTTGTATAATCACTTGTTATCCTTATCTATTATCATAAAACACTGAAAGTGCTGCTCTTGGTTCTGAACAAGCAACTGTATGAACTATGCCTTTAGGAACAAATAAAACATCCCCAGGTGCGACGTTGAATGATATCAAACACTCCGAATCATTTCCTTTTTCATATATTTGCCATTCTACATTTCCTATGACTTGCCAATAAAAGCTATCTCTTGTATCATCATGAATTGGTATCTGCTTTTGATTACCTATAAAGTTAATCAAAGTGCAACCTCCATCATTTTCTCTTCCAAAAAGATTATCAGTTTTATATGTTATTTCTTTCCACTGTGAAAAACAATCACCTTGATTAGCATAATACCCAGCCAAATAAAATTCATCCCAAATTTGTAAAGCACCTATTAATTTTACAGGACTTGATAATGTTAATTGTTTATTTTTTTCAAGAAAGTTACAGTGTGATATAAACTCCTCCCATTTAGTATTTGAAGGAATAAAATCTTTAATATGAAGTAAATCAATATTATTTTTTGCATTTTTTATTAATTCACTATTAATCTGATCAGGAGAAATACTTAAAACAGCATTCATTGATTACATATTCCCATCTGCACGACCCAAAACTGGACTATCGTTATATGGGGCAAAGCTGCCATCACCTCTTGGATTTTTTACATCTTCTTGTATAGGATCATCTGGCATTCTTTTACCCCAGTAGCCTGGTGGATAGTGATATGGAGCAATTGGATTATCTGTTCTAGTAGGGAGGGGATTTTGATTATAATTCCCCTGTATAGTAACCAAAGATGCCATACAAAATCTATTACCCTCAATAACTTTCTTAACTCCGTGTCTTGTATTACCCTCATGTAAAACCATAGACCCTGCTTTTGGTTTATAAGAAAAGTTATAATCTGGATAATAAATTTCTCCACCAGTGTAGTCGTCATTTGGATAAATAACAGCACCCCACATAATTGGTTTTTCCATGTGGCCTTGGTTATCTATATGAACAAACATCTCTAACTCTTTATCCCCGCCAAATTCTATTGGGCTTGAATTTGGGTACATTCTTATAAGATTAGGTGACGCTGGCTCCCAATTATCAACATGATCGTTTTCATTTAAAAATGATGAAACCCTATCTTTAATATCGGATATTATTGGTTTAATTTCATCAAGCGATTTTTCATATCCTGGAGTTAAAGTAACTTGATATTCATTTAAAAGCCTTTTTCCCCAGTATGCAAAATCATGTTCTATAAGTCCATCATAGTTAAAATTTCTCATAAGGT